ATTGCTTCCAACCACCTATTTTTTCAGGTGTTCCATATCTAAATCTAACATTATCACAGTCTATCCACTGACCTTCAGCTGTAGTTTCTGAAATTTGTTTATTTATACCTGGTTGGAAACCTATCTTTTGTAGCATATTAAATCCTTTAAAATATCTAATTTATACTATATATTAAATAAATAAAAATGAAAGAGTCAATATACAGAAAAAAGAAGAGATAATTGTGATTATTGAAAAACATTTTGATAAAAAAATTAAAGTACCCTGTTTTTTTATACAAGGTAAAATAGATTTAGACTGTAATTATTTTATAAACAAAATTAAAGAGGAATGTAAAAAAACTACAGAATATAATTATGTATCAAATGTAAAAGGATTAAAAACAAGTTGGTCATTTTTAAATAATGATATAAATTTTATGAAGGTTTTACTTACACTTTCAGAATACGTTGATAAAAATTTTGATTTAAGACCATATGTTTTACATGAGGCCTGGGGTATAGAACTACGTCAGTTTGATCACACCGTGTTTCATGAACATTCATGTGATTGGTCAGGAGTAATATATTTAAATAGTTGTAGCCAAGAATTACATTTTCCACAATTAAAACAAAAAGTAAAACCAGAACCAGGAACTTTTGCTCTATTTAGTGGTTTTTTAAATCATGGGTGTTATAGAAAAATGGATGAGGGTTCTAAATTTGCTATTGCATTTAATATGTTTCAGAAAAAAAACTGGTAGTATTTACACTCAGGTTATTTGTTAAATAACACTTTTAGTATTAAACTAAAATTAGATTTAATTGGATTAAATTCAGCTGTGTTTAATTGATTATCTATTAATATAGAACTATTTTGTGTGTAGTTTATTTTGTCTTTAGCAAAAATTTCAGTATATCCATCCGAACTATCTACATGATAAATTAATTTCATAAATTTACTTTCTTCATATTTGTTGTTTGAGTCATCAATTATTTTTTTGTGTTCAGAGTTAGGTAAGAGCATAAAAAAAGTAGCCTCATTAATTTCTTTATTAACTTTTTTTTGAAAAGGTTCTAATAAACTATAAAAAGTGCTTATAGGTTCATTATTAAAAACAAGAACATGATATAATAAATTTTTGTTTTCAGATAAAAACCATGGAAGATTTTTTTGTAAAATAATAGATAGTTCTCTATTATCTAGATTACTTATAAAATTATTTTCACAATTATATATCATCTTTTACATCAACTTTATTTAAGTTTGAACTTTTGTTTTGAATATCTTTATTAAATTTAGTATTCCAATCTGCTACTATTTTCACTAAATTATTACCAAAATGTCTTAGTGCTTCAGTAGTAAAAATTAATTTTTTTTTATTTTTAATAATTTCTATTTCTCTATCTTCAAATATTAAATCACATTCTCCGTTTTCTTTTTGATAAAATTTCATTTTTCTAATCCGTAAGCTTGTCTTTTATCTTTTGCAAAATCACTGTATGGACCATTTTTATCAACATAATGTAAAAAACATTGAGTACAATAATTACCTTTAAATTCTTTTCTTTTATGTGGCACTTTTCTACCTAAATATATCACAGCTTCTCCAGGTTTAGTATATATAGGATTACCTTTCATAAAAATAGGCCAATCTTCTCCCTCGCTTGATATATTAAAAGTAACAGATATTTCACAGGATTCTCTATCTGTATGTAAAGGTAAGTCCCCATACTTTGTGTACATTCTCCAAAAAGAATAAGTTGGAATTAATTCTTTTCCAGTAAGTTTTTCCATATGAGATTTTTTATCTAATAAAATTGATTCCATTATTGGGTCTCCATAAAAACTAGTTTCAAAATTAGATTGTTTTTGTGATAGTAATTCTTTAAAATTTTTAAAATTAAGTCTATGTTTAATATTAGTATATGTTTCCAATACTTTAATTAAATTACTATCGATAAAATTATCTACTTTAGTGTATTTAAAATCTTTTCCTATAATGCCCATGATACTACCGAAAATTTTACTCCTTTTATAACTGGTTCTACTTTATGAGGATAAAGAAAATTACTAGGCCAAATTAATAATATATCTTTTTTAGGAGGTATTTTTATTATCTCGTTATTTTGAGGTAAATTAAAAATCAATTCCCCACCCTCATAGTCATCATTTACAAGATAAATAAAACTTAAAGTTCTTGGTGTTTTAAAACCTGAATCTACATGTGATTTATAGAAACCACCTACTTCGTATTTTAAAATTTGAATATCTATTATTTTAGACTGACTATTAGTATTGTTTTCTTTGGAATATTTTTCCATATAATGATGGAAACAAGATGCAAATAAATTTGCATAATGAATCACTGTATTATCATCATGGTTTAGATTCCTTAATCCAAATATTTTAGTAGATCTAATTTCTTTATCAGTTACTAATTCATTATTTGACTTAAAAACTTTACCTTCTTGAAAAGAAAACTGATTATTTTTTAACAATTTCGATAATACTTTATTTTTTTTGTTACCAAAAACATTATCATATATACGAATGTAATCTGATAATTTATTTTCTTCCATAAAAACCTACAGAAAGTGTTATTCTAGGAGACAGTCCAATAACCTTATGTTGTATTCCTTTCGGTATATATATCATATCTCCTTTTTTTATTGTGTAATAATTTGAAACTTCTCCAAAAATTTTGTACATTACTTGACCTTCTAATCCTACTATAAAAACATCTTCTATATCTTGATGACTATTTCCAGAAGTGCTTTGGAAACTAAAAAAAATATCACAATTATCTCTATCATCTGAATGAAATTCAAAAACCTGTTGAAGAAAATCTTGAATAAACTTAAAATCTGGTAGGTATCCTTTAAGTTGTTTTATTTGAAAAACTTTTTTAAAAAAAGGTTCATCAATACCTTTAAAATCTACAGGTATACTTATTGATTCAAGCAAAGAAAATAAAAAATTAAAATCATATTTGTCATCTATATTTGTAAAATTTTCAACAAAAGTAACTTTATTGTTTTTAATAGTTTTAACATTTTCTGGCGGTAATTCTATTTTTACAGACATTTTATTTCCATGTTGTATTTTTATTCCAAAATGTTTGTTTATAGTTATGTAATTTTTTTAAAAAATATTTACCTAACCACATTTTTTCTTCTTCTTCTCGTTTTTCTATTTTCATTTTCCATGAATCTCTTTTAAAAGGAATAACTTGAACATACGGTGTGCCTTTTTTTAATTCGGTGTCTAAAACAGGATACTTATCTCCATTTACAACAAAAGGAAAATTAATCCACATTGTAAAAGAATCAGTATCTACAATTGCTGGTATTATTGAAAATCTATCGTCCGCATTATTTAATGGTGGTACGAAAAGACAAGAATAACCTGGAGGGGTTTTTATGACCCATGGATTTAAAAATTTTTGTACCGGTAAAAAATTATTTTTTTTTAAAGCAGGAGAACCTTTTACTTGAGAAGTGCTGTGTGCCTCAGTTCTACCTTTAGAATTTAAATTAAAACTATTATCAGGAGCACTTGCGGTTAAGCTTGTAATTAAATTTTGTTTATCCAAACTATTATGTTCTAAATGAAAATCTTGAGGTAAACTAAGAAGGTACCCAGTAGTTAAACTTTGAAGAAAAGGTATGCAACCTTTTATTGTTAAATTTTTATGATTATGATCTATTTTTTTAAACCATTCCGGTATGTTTGTTTTAATAGGTTTTGGATAATCTGTTTGATATTCTAGGTAAGCTTCACTAGCTTTAAATATTATTTCTTTTTCCATTCTATCTATTATCTATACTATTTATAAAGAAAGATAAAGTAAAAAATTTTTAAGGTAGTTCTAGTAAATTTATATAAACTATTGAATTATCTTCACAGTATTTTTCCCAACTTGTATTTAAAGGAAAAGACACTGTAGAAGTATCAAAATTTTCTAAAACATTTTTATAAGTTGTCCAAGCAGAAGCATCCGAGTGCTCAGGATATCTTTCTAATGTGTTATCTAAAACTGTTATTTTGCTGTTTATGTAAGATGTTAATTCTTCTTCTGTATCCCAATGAGTGTTAGCATCAGTGAATACAAAATTATCATTCTCATATCCTGAAACAACTTTAGTTACATTTTTTAAGCTAGCAAAATCAGAATCACTAATATCGTGAACTACGTTTAATGGAGATAAATAAAGTTTATCTTTAGCTGCATCGTTTTCTGCTATCTTTGAAATGTTTGTTGGTGTTGAATCTGAAGTAATTATATATGCCATAATATTTTATTATACCTTGTTTGTAAAAAGAACTATAGAACCAGAGCTTCCTGCTGCACCTGTTCTATTGTTAGGTGATCCTCCACCACCGCCAGCAGTATGAAAATTTAAAAAACTTCTTTGGTTAAATAAATCAAAAGTTGCTCCAGGAGCACTTCCATTGTTAGCATTGTTTGGCGCATTTTGGTTAATAGGTGCACTCATAGCCCCATTACCTGCATTAACAGTTATTAAATTACCAAATGTACTAGCTTGTCCCGAATTTCCTGGATTACCAAATTCTCCTGAAGGGTTTCCACCATTTCCTCCTGATCCTATAGTAAAAGGATAAGTTGTGCTTGGATCTACATCAATACCATAAAGACCATATCCTCCGCTACCACCGTTTCCAGCTCTTCTTCCTGAAGCAGTTGCAGGAGCACATCCACCACCGCCACCTGCTAAATATACTAAAGCTTTATTTGTGTTTGCACTTGTATCAAGGTTACCTGAACTACTTGTTCCAATATTTTCAATTATCATGTTTCCACCACCCGCTGTTCCTGATTCAGCTGTTATAACTCTTCCTGAACCATCTACTGTTATACTAGATACAGTGAATGAACCTTTTGCTGATTTAATTATTTTTACCATGTTTTAGACTCCTTAATTATTAGTCAGCCATTTCAACATAAGAAACGTGAAAAGATAAATCACTTGCTGTCCCTGCTGTAACGGCTAATAAATCTGTTTCATCTAACCAGATAGGTCCTACGTCATCTAAAAAACTTAAAGTTGAGTCAGCCGGAACAGAAATTGTACTTGCTATTTTATAATAAGTACTTCCGTTATCATTACTTACTTCAATAGTTACATCACATGCGTTAGTGCCGTCTGTATTAGATATTAAAATTGTTTGTATTTTGGCAGCGTTTTCTGCAGTAACGTCTACCATAGTTGTTCTATTTGTATCGCCAAGATTACCCATAGCGTTCTTGGGTGTTATCGTTGCTACATTTACTAAATTAGGTGTTGCCATAATTTTTTATTCTCCTTATTCCTTTTAACCGAAAACCAATGCCATTGCAATAGATTTTCCTACTGTTGATAATTGGGCTCCTCCGGCTTGGACTTGACCTGTTCCATTTGGTGCAAAATTAATATTACCATTTGCTCCATCTGTAATTGTTATTGTTCCTGAGTCTGTACCACTATTTGTATTTAAAACTAGGTCAGTTGCTCCGCCTGTAGTTACAGTTAATGTTCCAGCACCATTTGAAGTTAAAACAGCTGCTGCGCCACTGTCTCCAACTTTTACTGTATCCGCTGCAAGTACAACATCACCAGTTCCATTTGGAACAATATCTATATCTGCATTAGAAGTAGATACTATATCATTTCCATTAACATCTAAATTACCACCTAATTGAGGTGAAGTATCATCAACAACATCTCCTCCAAACTCAACCATAACAATATTAGGGTTAGTACCATCGTCTGCTTTAGCATAAGCAATTACAGTTTTTCCATTTGGAATAACTGCTGTACCACCACTACCACTAACATATTTAAAAGTTACTGTTTGTGATCCTGAAGTTGCATTTTTTAAAATATAAAAATTTTGTACGTCTAAAGGAATAGTTACAACTCTACCTGAAGATAGAGAACCAGTAAATTCTATAACTCTGTGAGCAAGGGTTGCTCCAGTTGCTCCATCTGATACAGAAAGAGCAGTTGGTGTTCCTGAATCTGTAACAGCTTGAGTAGAAAAACCCCCAGAAATTTGTTCGAAAATACTTAAATTTGTATTTGTTTTTGTCCCCCATGTACCAGCGTTTTCACCAGTTGCTTGAAGTTCTATACCTAGCGGTGTGTATGTTGATGCCATAATTTTTATCTCCTATGCAACGTCACTATAACTTGTATTTGATCCTGTTGCAACACTTGTATATGATGTATTTGAACCTGTGTCAATAGCTTGATATGCTTGAATAAATATATCTCCAACACTTCCTGTTGCAGAAACTCCTGTTAATCCCATAACATCAGCAGGTGTTATAGATCCAATAGAAACTGTTGCAGAAACTCCTGTTAATCCCATAACATCAGCAGGTGTTATTGAACCCACTGCAGAAGTTGCAGATCTGCCTGTCGGAATTATAATTGGATTTGATGAAATACTTGTTTCTCCAACATCAATTGTTGCGGAAACTCCTGTTATACCAAATGCTAAATCAGCAGGTGTTATTGAACCTACTGCAGAAGTTGCAGCTATACCTGTTAATCCCATAACTTGATCTGATGGGTCTAATGTTCCTACACTAGAAGTTACAGAAACGCCTGTTGGAATTACAGTTACGTTTCCAATCATTGTAGCTGATCCAATACTAGCTGTTGAAGAAACTCCTGTTATTCCCATAACATCTGCAGGAGCTATTGATCCAACATTAGCCGCTGCTTGAGTTCCTATAGTAGCAACTATAACTTTATTAAATGAATCTCCGTAAGGTTCTTCACCCCAACCATTTCTACCCCAACCAACTGCAGTTCCAACACTAGTTAATTCACCTAATGCAGAAGTTGCAACTTGACCAGATACACCGATTGCGTCTTCTGGAGAAATATCGCCAACACTTGCTGTTGCAGAAATTCCTGTTACTTCAATTATTGTTATTGGTGCACCTGTTGCAGTTCCTTGTGAAACAGTAGCGGACAAACCTGTTGGTTCAACAGAGTATTCAACACCCCAACCGGAATTACTCCATTGTTGTCTTCCCCAACCTTCTACATTAAAAGCTTGTACTGTGCCTAATGCTGTTGATGCTGAAACTCCACTTGCATCCACTACAACAGTTAAAGCACTTTCTCCCCAGTTTTCATCACCCCAACTATCAGAACCCCAACCTTGTTCAGGAAAAGCCTCTACAGTTCCTATAGAAGATGTTGCAGATATACCTGTTAATACAACGGTTGCTTCATTAGATTGCCAAGAGTTTTCATTCCATGGAACTGAAGGATTATCTCCACCCCAAATTGATGTTTCTGACATAAGGAGTTCCTCCTTATGCTATCCTGATAATAGCGTTAGATGCGTCTGCTGTTGGAAATTGAATTGTGAAAGTTCCACTAGTTACAGTTTTATCTGAACCAAAAGCTATAACTGCTACAGCTTTATCAGATTGTGTGTCATTATAAATTAATGCACCGTTTGCTGTAAAAGAAGCACTTGTGTAACTTACATCAGCAAAATCACAGATTGCTGTTGTTCCAGAAGTTGTTGGCGTAACGCTTGTTAATGTTGCACCACCTGCAGTGTATGCAGATCCTGATGTGTTTGAAATTTCGTTTGAAGTTGAATAAGCAGTTGTGCCAGCACCCAAAGAAGCTGAACTTGTATATAAAGCTATTTTAAAAGTATTACCACTTGACGCTGTAAAATTGTGTGTACCCACTAAAATTTCTTGTTTGAAACTTGTACAAATTGCCGATGATATTGCCATAATTTTTTATCTCCTATGGGTTTGCCGAGTTAACTGGTATACGAACAGCGCCATCAGTGTAGTCATCTCTTCGTCTTCTTCCAACTTGCTCATTAGCAAACTTTTGTACCTCTTGTTTATACTTATTTTCATATAGTGTCAACATATCAATTGGGCCTTTTAAGAACCCATAAGTTTCAGATAGGCAACAATATAATAGACCGTTTGGAAAGTTTAGACTGATATAATTGGTAGTGTTGTCAGAAGCTAAAGTAGCTGGCATCTTGTTATAGTGCACTCTAAATTTGTATGTTGTATCAGGGACCGGGGCAAGAAACATTCTTCCAGATGTAGTATCTGTATTACCTGTTGCTCCTCCATACATAGAGTAGTATTTAGGCTTACCTCTTTTTGCAGATTCTGTTGAAGATACATATTCTTGTAAATATGTTACATCTTTTTTTTCTAAATAAGTATTAGCACCCGCTATAGAAGATGTTGAATCATAGACTTGTATACCTCTTATAAATAAAGCACCTGCTGGGGCATTAATAGATTCTTGACCTGTTACTAAATTACCTTCTTGTTGAAGTCTATCTGCATCGATAGGTATATCTCTCATTATTCTGTATTGAGAGTTTAAAATTATATTTTCTAAAATAGCAGTTGTTAAAACATTTGAATCTGTTTCAGTGTAATTTCTTATTTGTGTAACTAAATCTGAATAACTTAGACCGGCCATTATTTATTATCTCCTTGATGTTTTAAACGTATCTTTTTTTGTTTTGCAGTTTCTTCATACATTTCAAGATGAGG